GCCAATGCCTACGGTGCTATGGCCACAGAACTGATCAACGGCAAGGTTAGAGTCAAAGGATTAGCCAAGACTAATGTCCTACACTATTATGCCTACTATGTGAACCCTAAGTGGGCCAAGCAGGGTCAGATCGTGGCCATGGCAGGCGCACACTATTTCGTGGCAGATGTGCCACACTGATAGTGGTTGACAAAGTGGTAAAACCTCAGTATAATACACACATGAAGACAAAATATTTCGTATATGAAGAAACTACTGATTGGGGCGATAACGCTAGTGCCAATCATGTCTATATCTTTACTGACAAGCCCTCGGGCCGTACAGCCAAAGCGGTAGGTTATGTAAAGGTCGGCAGTAAGACTGTAGAGCGTTGGAAAACCCCTTACACTATTGACCTACGCGGTCGCACATTCAAGGAGCTGGTATGATTCAATTTATTCTTTGGGTTATGTTCATTTGGTTCTTAATCCACTATGGTATCCTCGGTGCCTTTCTCATCTTCTGCGCTAATGTATTCATGGCAGTCGCAGGGCTAGTAGCATGAGTAAGATCCAAATCGAAGGCCTTAGCGAGCGCCAACGCAAGATCGCTGACATCATGTGGATGATGAACTCCAAGGAGTCTGTTCAAGGGTTCATCCGTAGCCTTAGCCAACCCATGCGCCAGGATGCCGAAACCGTAATGGAAATGATGATTCTAGCGGTCTGCGACGAGTGCGAAGATGTGGCAGAAGCGCAACACTACCTAAAACCCTACAGGTTGACAGGTCTTTGATTTGGCCGTATAATACATACATACACTAACAAAGTAGGAGCAACAAATGTCAGCAACATCCATAGTCATAGCAACTCTAGTAGTCATAGCAATCTTTGCTTTCAAATGCTGGTTAATCACTAAACTCTAAGGAGCAGACATGAAACTACATATCACTACACAATACATGGAGAACTATGGTGCCCACGATTGGGACGGCGAGGGTGAGTGCCCTCAGCGTTGGAAGTTCAAAGGTGGTGAGGACTATTTCTATCAGTTGGGCAATGAAGTGCCTAGCGATGAGCACCTAGCAGAGTTGGTTACTGTGCTCCGCGGTCGCTTTGAATACGATCACGAAGGTGCCCGTAACTACATGGTTGGTTATGGTGTGGTAGCAGATGACTTCCGTACTGAGTTCGAGCAAAGCCAGTTGGACTACGAAGGCTCGATCACCCACCCTGCTGTTGTTTTATTGCCACTCAGCGAAGTAGGGGTTGACAACTGGTAAAACCTGTGCTATACTACACAGACACTAACAAAACAGGAGCAGGAAATGGGTTACTTTACAGATTGCGATTTTGATAGTTCAGAAGACTTGTTGGACGCGGTACAGGAAGTGGTAGAGCGTCATGTACAGGGTATGCGTTCTGTACAGGCTAGCGAGTTGGGCTTGGACAGTCGTTGTGGTATGGTTTGGGTTGATGAAGATTGCGTTGTGGCTTACAAGGGCAGTCGAATTGACTACTACGGTGGCTTCGAATACATCAAAGACGATGACCGCCGCGAGATGGGTGAATATGTATTCTACATGAGCACCAGTAGCCGTGTACAAGATTGTTTGGAGTGCCTAATGGAGAAGGACGGCCTTTGCGAAAGCGATGGACAGCCTGATGAGGCCCAAGAGTGGCATGACTTTGATCCGGAGTGCTAATATGAAAGCAATAGTTGATGGACAGGAAGTTGGAGTGGGCGACTGGGTGTCGTTCAAAGCAGACTGTGAACAGAGCGGTCGCATCGTTAGGATTCAACAGGGCGGGTTCAATCGCACTCGCCTGGTGCTGGAAAATCCAAATGGCTTCCAAGGGGGCTATATTGGCGGGCAGACTGAAACGATCGAAGACGCAGACGACTGCTGGTTGGAATAACCCTAGGGGTTGACGGGTCTTTGATTTGGCATTATAATATACACTTACACACACTAAACAGGAGCGATAAATGATTACAGCACAGCAGATTCAAGCAGGTTTCCAACTAGCAGAGCAAGCAGGTCGCGAGATGTACGCAAAGGTTGGCGAGCGTGACGCATGTGGGTTTGGTTGGGTTGATGTTCAAGTTGAGCGCACCAACTCCAAGCAGGCGCAGGAACTGGTTAAGGCAGGCTTCCGCAAGAGCTATCGAGCAAAGACTATGACCTACTGGGATCCAGCTGGTTTGCCTACGCAGAGCATTTCAGTTAAGGAAGCGGGTGCCGAAGCATTGGCCGCTTACCTCCAGGCACTAGGCTTGACTGCCTATGCTGGCTCACGCATGGACTAACAGCGATTGACAGGGGACTAGTTCCCCTGTATAATACACACTTCACTACAAAGAAAGGTAACAAATGGCTAAAGCATCTAAGGCTACAGCGGTAGCGACTGTTCTAGAGTTTGACGCAGAGAAGATCAAGGCTAATGAAATGGCAGTAGCTCGCGAATCAGACGAAGAGATTCTTGCTCGTTTGGGCGAGCGTTTTGAGATTCTAACAGAGATGACCAAAGCGGTTAAGAAGGGCGATGTTCGTGCTATGATCGTATCAGGCCCTCCAGGCGTGGGTAAATCCTACGGTGTTGAGCAAGTACTAAGCAAGGACGATCTGTTTGATACTCTGGGCAATCGCAAGCCCAAGTATGAGATCGTCAAGGGTGCTATGAGTGCTCTGGGCTTGTACGCTAAACTCTACGAGTTCTCCGATGCTAAGAATGTTATCGTGTTTGATGACTGTGATAGCGTATTGATGGACGAGCTTTCCCTGAACATTCTTAAGGGCGCATTGGATTCCTCAGCCAAGCGTACTATTGCTTGGAACACTGACTCACGCCTGCTACGCTCAGAAGGTATCCCAGACAAGTTTGAGTTCAAGGGTGCCGCTATCTTTATTACCAACATCAAGTTCGAGCACGTGCGCTCTAAGAAGCTCAAGGATCACTTGGATGCCCTGGAAAGCCGTTGCCACTATATCGATCTTCAGATGGACACAGAGCGTGAGAAGATCTTGCGTATCAAGCAGGTAGTCAAGGACAATGATATGTTGGGCCGTTACGAGTTTGATGACTGTGTCAAGGACGAGATCGTTGAGTTCGTAGACGAGAACAAGAGCCGGCTTCGTGAGCTTAGCCTGCGTATGGTATTGAAGATCGCAGACCTGCGCAAGAGCTTTCCAACAGGGTGGAAGGCCATGTGTAAGACTACCTGTATGAAGCGGGTATGATTACCAACATTGTTCTGTTCAGCACACTGGGCTACCTGCTCAGTGTGTTGGGCATCGAAACTTGGAGTGCCCCGTGGTGGTGCTTGGTAGGCCTGTTCATGGCACACGGATGGCATCAACACACTGAGGGCTACGACCAGGGACTAGAGCATTCACTCATAGTGATCAACAGACTAGAACAACACATCAACAAGAACAAGGACACGACCAATGACTAAGACCTGTACATGGATTGGGCCCGTAGGTCTTACACCTACCTGCTGTCAGCAGGCAGTGCTAGGATCGTACTGTGCTGAGCACTATAGTAAGGTATATGCAAAGGGCACACGCCTAGGGCGTAGGCTTAAGGACCTGCGCCGGGCTGAGGCGCTACGCCAGCTGGTATCAGACTTTAACGCCGCTGTAGAGGAGCTGGAGGAAGAAGGCTTTGATGTCTACGGTGACTCGGAGGAAGGCATTGACCTTGAGGAGCTTCAGGTCTAGGTGGCCAGGTGGGGTGGCCAGGTGGGGTGGCCGGGGGCTCTTCCACTCCACTGTTGCGCAAGCGCAACAGCGCATGCCGTAAAATAGTGGTGTTAGAGTAAAACCCCTCAGATCTAGATCTCCACTCTGTTTTTATATTGCGGTGCAGTTTTTTAACTGCATATAGACCGGTTCTGGTAAAACTATTTCACATTCTATAAATCGGGAATAAAAAATTTTTGCGCTAGCGAAAATTTGGGAGCTGCAAAGCGACCTCTGGACTTGATATAGACCTCTTGACTCTGCTATACTATAGCTATATGCTAGTTCAACATTACATACTAACTCAGTCCCGCTACTTCGCAGAAGTCTGTGAGTGGTTAAAAGCCCGCTCTGTTAGGGTAGAAGTACACTTAAACCGTAGCCGCTTTAGTCTAGACTCAGACTCTTCACTATATACAGAGTTCCTACTACGATTCGCTCAAATATGCCCCCTAGTAGATCCCAATGAAGATCTAGCCACAGGCCTTAATATGAATACCTATGTTAATCAACTTATGGAAGACTACGCTGAACTAGCCGCTAAACATCTAGCTGATCATATTGATCAAGAAGTCATCAAACAGATAATGCTAGATCACAATAAATAGCTGCATGACTAATTCAAACAACTATGTAAGACAAGCTAGAGTAGACGGTATATGGGGCGCAGTTCCTGATCGCAGAGAACTACTACGCACAGCTGGTCCTACTCCACCTAAGATTGTTATGCCTAGTACAGCTACTACTAGCAGTCAAACTACTAATACCATCTAGTATCTTTCCACCAGAATATAGCAGTATATCTGTTCTTACCTTCACATGCTCTTACACCGTGTAGAGTATCTCGTCCATTAAAGAAAGTCAGTGTTCCCCTAGTGGGTTTAAGCATAAGCCCGTAGTCAGTGTAAAACTGTCCACCTTGAAAATCTTCATTTAGATACAGTAGACTATTCCAATCAGTAGTTTCACGACCATTGTGATCATGACGATGTAGTCCGCTTGGGGGACTTATAGTGGGCCATGCTTGTAGCTCGGCTGAATCTAAGGTTAGACAAACCCTAAGATGCTTTTCTATATGAGCTTGTACTCTAGAGCATAGTGGTTCGTGGGTAATATCAACTGTTCGAGCGCCTGCGTCGAAGCCCCTAGCTTCTATGCCCCTAGCTAGGCTTTCTTGCCAATGTTGGTCTATTCTAGCGGCTAGAGTGATGCATTCACTAGAGTCAAAACATCTGGGTAAAATAAACATATTTGTACTTATTTGTAAATATCTGTCTATGCGAGCACTTTGGGATCGATTTCCTGAACTACCATATCACGCGGTAGCACCCTGGCCTTTGGTGGAAACAAACGGTAATCTAGATTGGGTAGCTAGTGTCGACTGTGTAGAAACATGGCTGGAAAAAAGAATAGGGCCGCATTATGTTCGGTGGACATGGAACATGTGGAGCCTGCACAACTATCAACTATGTGGAGTAGCCTTTGCTCGGGAAGCTGACTCTACTCTATTTCTCCTAAAGTGGGATCGTTGATTTATTATATTGGTCTATAACTAGCGGTAAAAATCTTGTTTACCGTGTCGCGCTTCGCGCTCTTTTCGGGCCTGGGT